CATGACCTAGAGCATACTTAGCAACCATTAATGTACCTTGATACATAATTCCGTAGTCAGAACCAGAGATCTCAGTTGTCATATCCATTAGCTTAACAGTACCAACTGCTGACTTGTGGAAGACAAGACCAATAGTTTTACTATCGTCACCATTGTATGCGTTGTTCTCTCCTGAAGCTGCTGATCTGTTTGTCTGAGGTACGTTGTTAGACATCATAATTGGGATGCCAGCAACTTGTTGTACTCTACCAGAAGCAAATGAACCATTACCCTGTGGGTTGTAGTCAACATCTACTGTTCTTGTAGCAGACTCAGCAAGCTTGTAATACTCAGCAGGTGGTAATACACAGAAACGATCTGTTGGAGGGATGTCTCTCTCGTCAAATGTTTGTGCAATATCATAGATAGCTGCTGCTATCTCATCACCAGTTACGTTTGCTGAAGCTGTATTACCATTAGCAAGAGTTAGAACAAGACCACCATTACCACCACTTAAAGTAGTAGAAGCTCTGGAAGCATTAGCAATCTGTTTTGCTACGTTCTCGTCATAAGTCTTAGCTAAAGCCTTACCTAATTCATCAGCGTAAGTAGCTCTTACGTCATAATGATTCTTAAGTTCGTCAATACTTGCAACGAAACTTTGAGCAATTAATAGATCATCTATTGTAATGACCTTTTCATTTGCCTTGATTTGGTTAGCACCTACAAGAGGAGTTCCTACTGTATGATAAGCAGCAGTCGCAGTTCCTAATACAGGGAACTGTGCAGACTTACCACTTGAAATGGTACGAACTGAATGAAGTGCTTCGTTAAAGATATTGTTTCTAGCAAAAGCTGTTAGAACTTCTCCAGAAAATACCTTTAAAAACAGGGCATCATAAGATGTTCCTGTATTGTTAACCAAACCAAGACGAGATACTGTGGCGTTAGCCATAGGAAAACTCCTTGATTAATGTTTGAATTAAGCAACTAACTTCGTTTCAATCCTTTCTCTCAAGTGTTGTCTGACGCATCAGGCACAAGGATATTTAGATTTACACTTTGTTAATTTAGACTTACCATCTAGATGTAAGTTAATTCTAATATAACACTAACTTTATTTATATGCCTTTACCAAATACGTCACTCTTTTCTAGACGAGCATATACATCCTGTGTATATGTAACATCCTTTCCATAACGAGGATCATTCATAGCGTTCTTTACTTCTGCTGAAGATCTGTAAGGTGCAGGTCCACTAGAAGCAGGTTTGCCTGTTACTAAGTTTGGTTCAATTCCCATAGCATTTTGGTATTGTGTGTAAAGTCCTTGCACCATTAGTTTAAGTTGGGGTGCAGTCATTGTCTTTGTAGCTT